TATTATCTAAAAAAATAATAATAATTAAAAATATACAATGAGTGACGAAACACACTTTAAATTAATAGATACTTATTTTAGAGAAAATACATTGGTTGACCATCATTTAAGTTCTTGTAATGATTTTTACGAAAAGGGTATATTTAAAGTATTTAATGACATGAATCCTATACAATATTACAGTGTATTTAATGAGTCTACTAAACAGCACAAGTATAGTGCCCAAATTTATATAGGCGGAAGAGATGGAAAAATGGTATATTACGGAAAGCCTACTATATTTGATGATAAAAATCAGCATTATATGTTTCCAAATGAAGCGCGTTTAAGAAATATGACCTATGGTATTTCTATACATTATGACGTAGAAGTCGTATTGACGATCATTGATAATGATGAAGAAATACAAATTGTAAAACAACTTCCAGGTAATGGTCATTTTTTTCTTGGCATGTTTCCAATTATGTTGCAAAGTAATTTATGTATTTTAAAAAATATGCCCAAGGAAACTCGTTATGCCATGGGTGAGTGTAATCACGATTATGGCGGATATTTTATTATTGACGGTAAAGAAAAAGTCATAGTCCCTCAAGAAAAATTTAGCAATAATATGATTTATATTAGAACCGTAAAGGATAATCTTCATGACTTTTCTGTTGAAATCAGGTCTGTTTCAGAAGATGCGTCCAAACCTCAGCGAACCTTTGCCATTCGACGCGTTCAAGAAGAGGCTCATATTAGCAATGGACAAATCATGGTTTTTATACCCAACGTTCGTAAATCAATACCTTTATTTATTGTCATGCGAGCATTAGGAATCGTATCAGATAAAGATATATGTAAAATGATTGTTCATGATATAGATAAATACGCGCACTATGTTAGAACTCTAATTCCATGTGTTCATGATGCTGGAGGAATATTCAATCAAATGAATGCGCTTGAATATATTGCGTCTTTTACAAAAGTAAAAACAATACAAGAAAGTTATAATATTTTAATCAATTATTTATTGCCACACATTGGAGAGATGAATTTTAAGGCTAAGGCTTATTTTATAGGTCACATGGTATTCGAACTATTGAAAGTAATACATAAAGACGAGAAGGTTACCGACCGTGACAGTTATAAATACAAGCGCGTTGACAGCACGGGTTATTTAATGAAACAATTATTTATCGAACATGCCAATATGATGTACGAAGATATCTATAAAAAAATAGACAAGGAATTTTATTATCATAGTGCCGATTTCATTGATAAAGAGCGAATTGTAGGTGACAACTCATCCTATTTAAAACTATTCACGGAAGAACATTTTACGGATAGAATTATAGAGGGCGGATTTAAAAAGGGGTTTAAGGGTGCTTGGGGTAGTCAGGCACATACAAAAATAGACGGTGTATTACAGGCTGTAAATCGTCTCTCCTATTTTACATTTATCAATCATTTAAGAAAGGTAAATCTTGCGTTGGATAGTTCATCCAAATTAGTTGGGCCGCACATGTTACATGGATCACAGTGGGGTGTTATTGATCCTATTGATACACCCGATGGACACAGCATTGGTTTAGATAAACACATGGCGACCATGTGTAAAATTTCAGATCATATTTCCATATATGATATTGTAAATTGGGTTATGACAAACATGGATGATATTACTATACTGGAAAATTGCAATCACTCGCAAATAGACGAATATACTAAATTATTTATAAATGGTGTATGGATTGGAATTGTAAAAGAACCCATAGTATTTACTAAAAAATTTGTAAGCGCTAGACGGTCTGGATTATTTCCAAGCACTATAAGTGTTTCATTTCAAGCAAAGTCTAATATTATATACATTTATGGTGATGAAGGGCGTTTATTAAGACCCATATTATTTTATGAAAATGGGCGCATTAGTTATGAAGGCCGCGAAGATAATATTAATTCATTCTGGGAAAACTATTTTAAAGGTTGGTTAGAACTAAAGGATGAATATAATCCGGTTTCTGTATTAAAAGGAATGGACGAGAGAACCATTTATTTAAAACAGGGTATAATGGATTATTTGGACAGCTCTGAAACTGAGACGGCCTATATAGCCGTCCTACATAAGGACAAATATGAGGGACACACACATTTGGAAATTCATCCTTCGCTAATGTTAGGAGTATTGGGTAATCAAATATGCTTTCCTCAACATAACCCTCTACCGCGTAATGTCTTCAGTTGCAGTCAGTCGCGTCAAGCCGTATCCTTTTATCATTCAAACTATTTAAATCGCATCGACAAAATGGGTGTTATTTTAAATTATGGACAAAAACCGCTCTTGCGTACAAGATATTTGAATTATTTAAATGAAGAACAGCATCCTTATGGCGAGAATGCGATTGTTGCTATCATGTGTCATACAGGCTATAATGTGGAAGATTCTATATTAATCAATGAGGCTTCAGTAAGGAGGGGCATGTTTAAAACAACCTACTACAACATGTATGAAACAATTGAAGAAACTGCTTCAACCAAGTCTACAAGTGAAAAACGTATTCGTAATATTTATAACGAACCACTTATAAAAAAAACTAGACCAGGTTTTAATTATAATGAACTTGATGAGAGAGGTATTATTAAGGAGAATACAATGATGGACGATAAAACGGTTGTCATTGGAAAAATTACATATTCAAAGGAATCACCTGATGATGTGTCCGACGAAAGTATTTGTCCTAAAAAGGGGCAAATTGGATATGTAGATAAAACCTATATTACAGACAATGATGAAGGGCGGCGAATAGCAAAGGTACGAATTCGCGAAGACCGTGAGCCATCTATAGGTGATAAATTCGCAAGTCGATGCGGACAAAAGGGCACCGTTGGCATATTAATTCCAGAAGAAAATATGCCTTTTACTAAAGACGGAATTAAACCAGATATGATTATTAACCCGCATGCGTTACCATCGCGCATGACAATTGGTCAATTGGTTGAGTGTATCTTTTCCAAACTTGGATGCGCCAAGGGTTGCTCGATTGACAGTACTTCCTTTTTAAATAAAGGACCTAAACACAAGGAAATTGGCAAATTATTAAATGTACATGGATATAACTCTTCTGGAAATGAATTATTATATAACGGTATGACCGGCGAGCAGATTGAAAGCGATATATTTATTGGACCAACCTATTACATGCGCCTTAAACACATGGTAAAAGATAAAATTAATTATCGTGCGGCGGGTCCGCGAACATTATTGACGCGTCAAACAAACCACGGAAGGGCAAATGATGGTGGTCTTAGAATTGGTGAAATGGAACGCGATGGTGTAATCGGTCATGGTATGTCATTCTTTTTACAAGATGCGATGATGAAACGCGGTGATGAATACAAGGTTGCTGTATGTAATCAATCGGGAAGTATTGCCATTTATAATAAAGACATGAATACGTTTTATAGTCCAAATGTAGACGGACCCATACAATATGATATTACCACTAGCGAGATTGTTCCAAAAGTAATCACAAAATACGGTAAAGAGTTCAGTATAGTTGAAATACCGTATTGTTTTAAATTATTAATGCATGAGCTTACAAGTATGAATGTACACATGCGTTTAATTACTGCGGAAAATATTGACCAATTAACCGTTACAGGTAATAAAAATTTATCAGATATACTTAAAAATGTCAATAATAATTTAGAAAGCGATACACCGAAAGAAAATAAAAATAGTATTGCGAATAAAGAAAAATTGGAAACTTTAGAAAATGAGATGAAGAGAGATGAAATGAAATATGAAGCAAGATTAAAAGGATTAAAACAAAAATATAGACATCTTAATGGAAAGGTTCCCGTTCATTCGTATGACAATCGCGAATTAAAACAATTAGAAGAAAACAAATTACAATCTAGGTATGAGTTTTATAAATTTAAAAAAGAAATCAATCTAGATGAGTTATTATCGACAATTGAAGAAATGAAAAAATTACAAGAAGTTTACGCAGAGTTAAAACGTAGCGGAAATAATGAAGAAATTAAAAAAACTGAAAGCCAATATAATGATTTATTAAAAATTTATGAAAATATTACTGGTTCGGTTTATTCTGCGGCGATTGGCGTATATTTAGCAGGATTGCCAAATGCCGGATTAAGTGCTATTGCGGAAGAAAAAAGCGCAAACATTGCTGAAAGCGCAAACATTGCTGAAAGCGCAAACATTATAGAAAGTAAAAATATGGAAAATACAGGAGAAATTGGAAATACAGGTGAAATTAAAGTAATTAAAAAAGTTACAGCATCAGACTTAAATTTGGGGTCAAGTAATTCTAATGAAGAAAGTGTTAAAAATGAAACAAGTAATTCTAATGAAACAAGTGAGTCAAATGAAACAAGTGAAACAAATGAAAGTTCTAATACAGAGTCAAGCGCAAATTCCGGCTCAAATGAAACTAAACAGGTTAATTTTTCAGTATAAATAAAATTGATTTTGATTTAAATATAATGAAATAATATAAAAAATGGACTCAACAAGGAGTTATGTTAAACAGGTCTACATATCTCGAAATATATTGATAGATTATTTAAAAAATATGGGTTATGACTGTGGAGGGTATGAAAATTTTGGAATCGAAGATATTGAAGCCATGAAAAAGCATAACCAATTAGATTTTAAGGTAAGCAATATAACGACTAGCGAGAACTGTTACATTTTGTATAAATTGGATGAATCATTTAAGCAAAATGTAGTAAAACGAAATAATATAGAACAATACATTCATGAGATTTATGAAGATAAAATCTTGATTGAGAATAATGATACACTCGTTATAGTTACGACTGAATATACAAATGAAAGTATTCATAAGGTACTAAAAAATATTTGGGAAAATCAAAAAAAGTTTATAGTTATATTAACTTTAGCAAATCTTCAAATAAATTTGTTAAAGCATACCTTTGTGCCAAAACACACTAAAATGACAGATGAAGAAAAGGTTCAATTATATAAAAAATATAATATTAGCGATGATTCTCAACTTCCTCAAATTAGTCGGTTTGATGCCGCGGCCAAAAGTATATTTCTTAGACCAGGCCAAGTGTGTAAAATTACAAGATATGACAAAATTTCACTCATGAATGATTATTATAGAATTTGCGTATCTTAAATAATACTATAATGTAAATGTGCGACGCAACCCCATATAATATAAAAAAAATGGATGATTTTAATAATTTTTTTGTTATAAATAAGTATAATGATATACCGATTGATTATGAAAAATGGGTAACATGTTTACGTACTGATATTACAAATAATGTTACAAATTTAAACGGCATTAGTGACAAAATAAATAATTGGAAGAGTGAAAATGAAAATGATATTACAGCGAAAGAATTAAATAATTATTCAATGACATTATATGACGCTGATTTAAAATATACATTTAGTAAAATATTTTACTTTATTATTTTAGCAATAGTTTATATTTATTTTTTTAATGTGAGTGGAATTACAACGCCAATCATGAATTTATTCAATTTTATGAAAACTAAAATTACTGTCGATATTCCATTAGCGGCTGAAAAGGCAATACAAAAAATACCTACTGTTGAAAAAATTATACCTAAGTCCCCAGAAATTAAAACATCTTAAATATATATTATGCCATTAAATGAATATGTTCAATTGTTTGAGAAAGTAGATAAACTAAACGAGTATAATGAAAAT